AATTATTGGTTAAAGTGTGTTGAACAATGAATTCAATTACATCACCAACATGACATACCTCCGCATTTTGGATAATTACATTGGCGCCCTTGACAAATTTGAATCCAATATTGTAATTGACCAGTGGATTGTGCCATTTTTTTGCGGAATGGTTGATAAGAACCAAATCAATATTGAATGGATACGTTTCTAAAACGCCCTTTTGGATTGGGTCATGTGTTGAGTCATCAACAATAACCACGTGAATATTTTTGCATGCACTGTTTTTAAATGTGTCCAAGGTAAAATAAGTTTGTTTTGACCGATTTGACGACGTCATTACAATGGATACGGAGGGACTTGTAATTGAATCATTTATGGCAATGTGGTCAAACAATGATTTATCCAGGTTATCAACTTGGTTTTTAATTTCAAAAATAAGGTCTTTGTTGTCTCTTAGAGAAATCATATAATAACTTGAAATACAAATTTTTAAGTTATTAAACTAAAGGAAACCTACGGTTTCCTTTAGAACCTTCCCTTATAAAGGAAGGTTTAAAAGGAAGGTTTAAAAGGAAGGTTTAAAAGGAAGGTTTAAAAGGAAGGTTTAAAAGGAAGGTTTAAAAGGAAGGTTTAAAAGGAAGGTTTAAAAGGAAGGTTTAAAAGGAAAAAAGAAAAAGGAAAAGGGAAGGTTCTAAAGGAAACCGTAGGTTTCCTTTATCTGTTCTTGCAAATCGGGTATTTCAAATAATGCCGGATAAACACTGGATAAAGTTTTATCCACGGATTCTGCAGTTGAACATTTATTAATAAATCCATCGGTTGGTACAAAGGTCTCTGCAATTATTTGAGCCAGTTCGTATTTACTTTTGGCAACGGGGGAATAAATATGCCGGATTCCCTTCCAAAACAAATCTTCTCTCACTATTTTATCAATTATTTTGCAGTATTGTAAACAGGTAATTCCGTTCCAATAATGATTGTCCCAACAGTTTATGGTTTTGCCGTCTTTCAATGAATTAATCACCCATTCCATAAATGATTTTTTATTTTGGAGTTCCAATCCGATAATGGATGTTCGAATTACGGTGCAATCCAGGGGCTCACCTACCGATTTGCTCATTCCATAATCGCTGGTTTCGTCATGGATGTTCGTTTCCACGTAGTTTCCCCTGGCACCTGAATACACACAATCGGTGGTTGGCTGAATCATTTGGGCGCCATGTTTATTGCAAATTTTGGACAAAACATGGGGGAACAGTCCATTCACCACATAATAATTGGATACTTCGTCTGAAGTTGTTCGTTGGGGTATTTGCCCAATGCAATTCACCACGCACGATTTTTCGTCTAAACCGTATCTCAATAAAATATTTTCGAGTGAACTAAAATTGTTCAAATTTACACGATAATTTATACAAACAATTGGAATATCCGTTTGGGCAAAATAAGTTTTCACATATGTTCCCAACATTCCAGTGTGTCCAAACAATATTATTTTGGTGGTTGTCATTTATATTTTGGTTGGTAAAAATATAAATAAAATAACGCAATTAAGGGAAACCTACGGTTTCCCCTATAACTCCTTCCCTTAGGAGGGAACCCTTAGTGTGAACCATTATATTATGTTATTATTAGTATGGGTTCATAAGGGAACGACGAGTTCCCTTAGACGGTCGCCACGAACTCCCAGTCCAGCGTCTCGCACACTTTCTTCCACACCATATCTTGTTCCAACTGTTTCTCTCTATCTTTCATCATTGGAATAAAGGGCAAATACTGCGTCTGGTTCAACAATACGCATAATTGGAACAACGTATATGTACAATTGAAGAAATTTGTCCTATAAACGGGGCAGTGAATGGCCCATGGCTCTTGGATTTCAATGAACAGGATGCACAAGGTGTCTTGGAGTTCGTCGCTCATGACCGGGGGTTTGATTCCAAAAATGGAGTTAATATACTGGATGTGCTCAAAGTATCGGTTAAATCCCAACTTCTTCAAAATCTCGCGCATCTTCTCGTAATTGATTTCGCTCGTCATGTCTTGGATTCTCTCTTTCTTGATTCGCCCGCGAATGGCTTCAATGACATGCGTTGGAATTTGCGTGGTCTCCTTCGCCTGGAATTGCGACAAGATTTCCTTGAAATGGTTCAAACGGACGTAAGCATTGTAGGTGACCTCGTTGGGTGGTTCCTTGTAAATCGGCTTCTCATTGTCCACAATATATTGCACGTAAGTTGCGCATTTGTTGTTGTTGCAAATCAGAATTCCCTCTTCGTCTTGAGGAATCAGTTCGCCAATCGAGCATTTATGACAAACATCGATACAAACGGCGCAGTCGGACTGAATGTAGTCTTTGTTGACGTTTTTCCAATAGTTTTGGTATAAATTCTTGGAATTTTGGTACTTGGGGTTGGTGGCAATATCGCTTTCCGATTTTATTTTGAAGAACGAGTTTAGAATATTTTTGTTTCCGGAATCGCCACCTGCAGAGATTTTCTTTTTCTCTTCAAAATAGTTGAAAATGTATGAAGCATTTTTCAACAAATATTCATTTTTCATGGTTTTGCATTTCTTTAGCTGTTCTGCGATGTCTCGAATTCGGTCCTTGATTTCCATCTTTTGGTCGATATCGGATTCGTCCAATGCGCGAACCTGATTTTTTAAAATAAGCAATGTTTGTTCTAAACCAGGGATTGTATCACTCTCTACTGTGTGGAATTCATTTAACATTTGCGTGTGTTTTTCATCGATTGTTATATTGGATTGTGGTCCTTTTTTCTTTTTACTACTATGATTGGGCATTTAAATAAACACTACTATACAATAACTAATCGTTGATTTTTTATATATGTTTTTTCTCTCTATCAAATATATATTTCAATGTCTTTGTTATCAAACATGCAATTTAAATTGGAGAATTTATTTAACAGACTCTGCAAATTAATTCCGTCTGCTTCTGGAAAAATGTTATACAACAAGTGGGTTCTTTACTTTATTTTCATTTTGGGTATCTACGATGTTATTCATTTTTACCAAAGAGGAAATACAATGGCCGTTGCAATTTTCGTCATTGTTGGATTTTTGACGTCTTTCTTTAGTAAAAATATGATTGTAATCATTGTCAGTGCAATTGCAGTGTCTCATATTGTTGCGTATGGAAATAAAATGTCCGAAGGGTTTGAAGATAAAGAAGAAAAAGAAGAGGGTTTTGAAGAAGAAGAAGGGTTTGAAGAAGGTGTAGACGGCGAAGATGACTCCGAAGAGAAAAAGACCGAAGAGAAAAAGACCAAAACGGATACTGAGTCTGAAGAGAAAAAAACAACTTCTGAGGAATTCACGACTGACGATAAAGGAACTGCACAAATACTATCTGATATGAACAAATTGTTAAAGCAAACTGAGGGTATTGTTAAGTCTTCAACCACGGAGGGTACAAGTAAAGAAAAATTTACCTCAATGTATGCCGAATATAAATAAAGGAAACCGTAGGTTCAGCTTCGCTATAAACCGTCAGGTTTCACCTTTTACGCCTTTTTTTGCTTTGCTTATACCTTCCCTTTTAATTATAGGGTCCTACAGTTTCCTTATAAAAAAAGGACTTGGTCCCTCTTTTTTAATATTAATTAATTAAATTTTATGTAAAATACAAATTTTATATGAAATGCAAATGTGTAAATATATTTTTATGCAACCACCGACATCTTGAATTCGGTCGTGGTCTCTTTTATCATGGCTTCCGCCTCTTCAACCGATTCAAAGCAGACAAATCCATAGCCATCGGATTGTTGCAATCTGCAAACCTTGACACCGATAAAGCCAGGTCGGCTGACGAAATGATCCCACATTTGGAGTTCCTTGAATTCGGCCGGAATGCCTTCCACAAACACCGTGGTTCCAAAATCAAACTTGAACTTGAGTTCTTGCTTCGCCACGTATCTGTCTTCCATCAATTTTAGGTTTTGGGCGAGCTGGTGGATGTTAATGGTCGTGTCCATGAAACGACTTCCTGGCGTGTTTTGCGCATATCGCAGTTCTCGAAGATAGCCTTCGTTCTCGGCCAAAATGTTAAGCTCTTGTTCATCGTTCTCGTGCTTCAGGTCGATTTCCATAATTTTAAGACGCGCGGAAATCTCGTCCAAAGTGAGCGTGGTGTCCGGAAACATCGTCTTGTTTTCAAAGACCAACCAGTACTCACCTGGTTTAACCGGGGTTGGTCGGAAAATCTGTCTGTTCTGGACAAAGTGAGCAGGGTATACGCGGTTTCCCACAATGGGAATGCGCGCCTCGTTGAAGTAATTATTCGCGTAGTAGTAGACAAACACCGACTTGAAATCCGGCTTATCCACGTTATACACGCTGTCAATGCGATAAACGGTTCCAAACACTCGCTGGAATACAGTGGCGATGGTGGTGACGTCGTAGTCGCAATGGATGCTGGGAATGTACACTGAAACCGGGTTATGGAAACCGGCGGCCTCAATGAATTCGGGGTAAAGGGTGTAAATATTGTTCATTATCATTATTAAAGGTTTGATTTATTATTTATACCTTCTTTAAAAACGCAAAAAAAGATTTCAATTTTAAGGGAACCTACGGTTCCCTTATGATCCCTCCCTTTTAATGGAAACCTACGGTTCCCTCCTATAATAAAATATAAAATATTATAATTGTATAATGACAAAAACAAAAAAATGGTCAAATGCCTACAAAAAAACCATCAACTGCAAAAAGCCAAAAGGGTTCTCTCAAAAACAATATTGCAAATATGGAAGAAAGAAAACTAAGGGAACTCGTCGTATTCAGCGAAGCTGACGCCTTATAATCCCATACTTCCATTAAGGTTGGCCTCCGAGCGAAGCGAGGTATAAAGGAAGGTTCAAAAGGAAACCGTAGGTTTCCTTTAAAAATATAGAGACATAGTATAAATGGCAAAGAAAAAGGACGATTTCACCGATTTTTTTTGCAAATTAAGCAAAATAGGGAATCTGCCAAAATGTTTTATGTTTTATATAATTGATATTCTTGTTGGCGCCTGGTTTCTTATTTGGGGCGCACTTGCCAAGGTATTTCCTCTTTTCAAAACCATTGGAAAATATTCATGGCAGTATATTGGCAAAACAATCAAAAAAATGTGGTACACTACTTGGCTTCTAGATACGTGCTATCGGTGCCCCAAGCCCAAAAAATTAAAAACAAGATTGTGTGGCAAATCTTGTCCGAAAGGTTATAAAAAAACCAACATTGCGTGTGGAGTCATTGGGTCGTGCAAAGAAAAGTAGGGGAACCTACGGATTCAGAGAAGCGAAGCTTCTCTTACGCCCCCTACGACCCCCTCCCTTTTAAGTATGGGATTATAAGAAAACCTGTAATAGTATGGGTTCATAAGGCGTAAGCTTCGCTGAATACGACGAGTTCCCTTATTCTAACTTCTCCCTATTAGTATATAGACAGATGGGTAAGAAATGCATTCCAGGCGTTTTGTGTATTGAAAACATGACGTTGTTCCTTTTATTTTTCATTCTCGTGGTTCTGCTGTATCTTTATTATACAACCATTAAACAGCAACAGCAAGTTTTGCAACCTTCGGCGCCTCAGGTTATAGTTTTAGGCGGAATTAACAATGAGCCTCCGCAAAATGATTCGTTGATGCAATTAGGTGCAACAATCCCGAACAACGCAATTCCAGTAAATATTGAGTCGCGCGGTCGTCCATCCGCGTATACTCAGGTCGGCATTCTGACACGTGAAAAGGATTTAATTCTCCCCTTAATGGGTCGCAAATTGACACGGGACAAGATGCAATATTACACAATTTCCAACACTGGGAATATGAACACCAAGTTGCCAATTAGCAAAAATGGCAAAAGTTGCACGGGCGAATATGGGTGCGACGAAGTGTTTGACGGCGACACTGTATTTGTGGAGGGATACTCAGATACATTTAGAGCAACCATTTACGAAAACTCGCGATTCAACTATATTCCGTATTTGTAAGATTTTATACAGATGAAGATTTCAAATGGTGTAATGGGACTTTGTCCCATTTAAATTCTTCTACAATTTTAAATATATAAAACATTTATATATTTGAATATAATAATATGCCTACATCACGTTCTTCATCGCCATTATCAAACACGAAATTAAACACAAAAAATCCAAATCGTGGTTCGCAAACTACACATAATATTGATTACCAGAAGAAAACGAATCAAGCCCAGGTTCAAGAAACCTCGGTTCAGCAAACACCAGTTCCACAAGATTCCGCATATTTATTTATTGTTGTTCACACATTTGACGAAGGAACATCTAAAATTAATTCAAAAATAGTAAATGTATTTGAAACACAAGGCTCTTTTTTTTCACTAGGAAAAACGTATGATAATGGCAAAGATGAAATTGAATATAATATGAAAACTATGAATATGATTAAGCTAGAGAAAAAAGGTGCAGTATTAAAAAGTAAAATAAAAAAACAGGAACAACAATCAAACTTACCAGTCAAAACAGTCCAACCAAAATCAATTATAGATCCAAGTACACTTGTACAAGGTGAAGTTTACAGTTACAAACCCGATAAAAACATAGGAACACTGTCTCAGCAAATTACATACGATAAACCGAGTCCTATTAATAAAAAATATTTGTTCAAGTCAACTATGAAAAATAAACAGGTGACAATTGATTTTATTAATCCCAATAATTTTATATTATTGCCAGCAAAAGAGCCAGAATCAATTGTCCAGAAACCCAAGCGTGGTTTAGATATTGGAGAAAAATACAATGAATACAATCCATTTGAGCAGATTGCTTCAATCAATGATAAAGAGTGCATATTTTTTTACGAATATGATCATGATGGTGGCCATATAAAAACGTACTATACAAAAGGTAATATTTTTATATATGACAACGGAATTGGGTCAACATCCTGCATTTATGATTCATTGACAACTAAATTTATGGATCAGTATGCAATGGAAAATGATAGTGCAAATGCAGAAAATATAAAAACTATAATTTTAGAGAATAATATATTTAAAATTACAAAACAAAATGCATTGACTACGGAAGACATAGATAATCTTGCCAACAGTGACCTGAATGCAGAAAATGATAGTGAACCAAATGATAGTGATTCGAATGATAGTGAACCAATTGATACAGTTTCTACTGAGGTCTCGCAGACAGATTCAAGCACAACTCAGACTTCACTTTCAGGAAATGTATACAAATCAACATCATTAATAATTGCTTTACAAAAGAAATGCAAAGATATAAATATTTTATATGCAAATACAATTTTACCGGAGAAATTAAATGAAATAATAGAAGCAAAAAAATTAAGTATGAAAACAAATTTATTTAAGATAATTGTAAATCAATTATATATTGATATCTCTGCCCCGAATGACATTGACGAATTTAAATTATACAATGAATTATACAAATATATTTATAGCTATTATGATGACAAAAATAGCATTAAAAGTGATAAATACGACAATGAATTAAAAAAAGAATTAAAACAATTTGCAGAAATTGATAAAAATAAAGCATCAACAAACACAACAATTGTAACACCATTTTATTTTAAAATAAATAGGTATATTAATTTATTAAATGATACACGTGACAAATTGAAAAACAAAACCCAATATGAATATGCAAATTTTTCAATGCACATCTTAGATTTTTTAGATTTTTTAGATTTTTTTAATAATAGAACACGTGAATTGAATAGACCAAACAAAGATAAATTTAACAAACTCATTGACAAAATTTTAAATAAATCATTTGTTCAAAAAAAATCACAAGTTTTGCCACGTATCAAGGACGATATTAAAAAAAAACTGGAAGAAATGACCAAAGGGGTATATACATATTTAAAAATTTCAAATTTTCAAGAAACTGAAACCACAACATTAAATTCGCCATACAATGAAAGATTTCAAATACAAATACATGATGATAACCAGTCAATGATAATGCAATATTCGAATATAAATGTTGGGTTTTATAATAAAGATTCAACGGTAAATGTTGAAAAAATTAAACAACTGATGGGCGATACAAATCCTAGGATAAAACTCAAAACCAAGGAAGATGTTTATATGGCAGAAATTGCAAAAATAATGTATGATGGAACCTACGTTTTTGGAAATTTTAATAAAATATTTACTCCCAAATATAACGTTAAACAAATTGCAGATGAACTAAACTCGTTAATTGATACGGTTGTTAAAGGAAACCCGCTTTTTTTAATGGGCTGGGGTGCAAGCGGTACGGGAAAAACGTCAACATTAATATACTTTGTTAAAAAAAATGAACCCGGTATTTTAATCCATTTATGTAATAAACTTGCCAAAGATTATGGGTATGAAACAATTGAATTAACTTGTAAAGAATTATTTAAGCCATATTATGAATCCAATAAATCCAATAATTTTTATGTAAAAAACCTGGATGGTTCTTTAACAATATCATCTAATAAATTTACATTTGATTATCACGATGTTGAAAGTGACGAATCTGCCAAATTCAAGTTAACTGAACAAATAATTCATCAAATCAACCACCAATATCGCACAAATACGACGAATAAAGATGAGAATAAAACCTTTAATATCGGCGACAATATTGGCAAAGTAATTCAATATTTGATTGACGACGACCGATTGGTAAAAGCAACAACCAATAATCCAAATAGTTCAAGAAGTCATGTATTGTGTTTTTTAAAACTAAAAAATAATAACAAAGCAACAAAAGAAGCCAATATTATAATTGGTGATTTGGCAGGTGTTGAAAATACATTTAATTGCAATAATTCGTCGGAAATTAGTAATTTTTTTAATATGAAACGAGATGGTAAAGACACACGATTTTATAAAGATGAAATAATTGCAAAAGATGATGGAACATTTGATGTTGACTTAATTTATGGAGGCGACCCACGCAATTTATCATCAGATGAGAAATCTACATTTACAGATTCGTTGTCTCAGCCTTTTTTTATGTTTAACGTTGAAAATATTTTAAAATTATATAATTATTATGAAGAAGGTTCTTACTTTAAAAATAAATTTTCTAGTCCAGAAACTGCAATTAAAATATTTGTAAATTTAATTTTAACAAATTTAGATCCAAATTTAAATATGGAAAACCTAAATACGCAAATATTGGTAAAAGGTAAAAAAATTAAAGAATATATTAAAAAAGCTAGAGATGATAAATTTATTAGTTTTTTATTTATGAATCGTGATAAAAATCAAGAACCACATATAACAATTCGCAAAATAATTTATGGCGCCACTGGAAAAACCTATAATTCACCAGACATTATCCAAAAATATGACATTTATAAGAATGGCTTCCAAATTTGGAACGAAAAAAATGTTGAAATTTTATTAAAAAAAATAGAAGATTGTATTCTGTACAATGATGTCATTCAAAATGTATGTAAGAATCGTGTAGTTGAAGGAACATTTATAAATGAATCGTTAAATTCTTTGTCAAAGGATATTGTAAATATTATTAATTTCAAAAATAAAGATACCATATATTTTGTTCCAAGTTTCCAAGATAGTTGTTTACCTGCATATTGTCCAAACCAAACTACTTGTTTTGCCACAGAACGCCCAACAAATTTTAAAATAGAATCTATCATTTTAAAAGAAATATACAATTTTCTTCATCCAGATAATAAACTAATTGAAGAAGATACAACAATCCAACAAGATAAGGAAAGCGTCTTAGCCAAATTAAATAAAAAAAAGGAACAAGAAACACAATTAACTAAATTTTATGGTATAATTGAATTCTGTGTGTTTTGTGTATTTAATTGGTCAAGGTCTGCAAACAACCCTCCTCCTGTTCCATATGTTGATATTAATGAATTAAACCAAATAATTTCAAAGACAAATCAAACAATACTTAGTGTAGGCCCATTAAAGAGTGCTTTGAGTAGTAGAATTGCGGAATTAACCAGAAATCGTTATTCGAAAGATGCTCTTGCAAAACTTAATAAAATTTATAACTTAATAAATAATAAACAAACTATTAATAGCGAAACAAGTAAAATCATTTTGAATATTTTAAAACAAATTGATAATACAAATGCAACAACTGCTATTGGAACAATTGAGTTTATTGATAAAATTTCAAAATTAAATACTATTAGTAATAGTTGTTTTAACATGAATTTTAAAAAAGATTTTGATAAATCAAAATATCAATATATTTATTCATAATAATGGGTCTGGATTTAGAATATATACCGGTATAAATCTTCAAGGGTGTAAATATTTATAGGCATAATAATATAATATATATTATTATACAATGAATGCAAATGGGGTAAAACAAAAGGGAATATTAGATAAAAAGTTTAAAAATATAATTGCAATTTTAAAGACAGGTAAACCTGCGTCTGTAAATGATGTTGATGATGATAATGATGTTGCGGATGATGTTACTAATGTTACCAATGTTACCAATGTTAATGATATGCAATTATTTAAAAATGAGATATTGAACAATATATCATCATCGCATAAAAAGAAGGCAGACGCAGATGCAAAAGAAAAAGCAGACGCAGATGCAAAAGAAAAAGCAGACGCAGATGCAAAAGAAAAAGCAGACGCAGATGCAAAAGAAAAAGCAGACGCAGATGCATTAAAAAAGGCTGAAGCAGATGCAGAAAGGTTAAGAATTGAAGCTGAAAAGAAAAAAGCTGAAGCAGAAGAAGCAGAAAGGTTAAGAATCGAAGCTGAAAGAAAAAAAGCAGAAGCAGACCAAAAAGAAAAGTTAAGAATTGAAGAAGAAAAAAAGAAAAAAGAAGCAGAAGAAGCAGAAGAAGCAAAAAAGAAAGCTGAACAAGAAGTTGAACGTATAAAAAAAGAACAAGAAGAAGAAGCAGAAAGAAAGAAAGCTGAAGAAGAAGCAGAAAGAAAGAAAGCTGAAGAAGAAGCAGAAAGAAAGAAAGCTGAAGAAGAAGCAGAAAGAAAGAAAGCAGAAGAAGAAGC